GCAGTACCAAAACCAGTTTACTCAGGGCGTCATCGACCCGACGCTGGCCGCAATGGAGCGGCAGCGCGGCAAGGACATCGTCGCAGAGCAGGGCCAGATCACTGGCGCCGGCGCATTCGGCAACACTCGTCGCGACGTGTTCCAAGGCGAGCGCGCAGGCGAATACGACGCCCGCATGGGCCAGACTTTGGCGGGCTTGCAGCAGCAGGGCTTGCAGTACGGCACGCAGCGTGCAGCAGCGGAAGACGCTCTTCGCATGCAGGCAGCGGGTCAGATGGCATCGACCGCCGGTGCAGGCTTGCAGTCTCAGCTCGCTGGCCTCGGGGCTCAGCTCACAGCAGGCTCGGCAGAGAGAGCGCCGCAGCAGGCGGAGCTGGACGCGGCATACGAGCAATATTTGGCGGGATTGCAGTTTCCGCTGTCGCAATTTGGCGCACTCACTGGCACCGCCGCGGCGATACCGGCGGGCTTCGGGACGACCAACGTGTCCGGCACATCTATGGGCACTAAAGACCAAGGCGGCGCAGGGTATGCGCTATCGGCACTTGGCTCGTTTGGTCAGGGGCTCGGCGCTATGGGTTATGGCCCCGGATGCTGGGTGGCTCGCGAGGTGTATGGTGCCAGCGATCCTAAGTGGCTTGAGTTCCGCGAGTGGCTGTTTGACTGGGCGCCTGCATGGTTCCGCAACGCATACTTGAAACACGGGGAGCGCGTGGCCGCGGTTATTCGCAAGGCGCCATTCTTGAAAGCGGTTATACGTCCATTCATGGACGCGAAGCGCAAGAGCATCGGGTATGAGGGCTAGAACATGGAAAGTGGTTTAACACAATTCGGCATCGACGAGCTTGCCCGTCAGGGCGTGGATGTCACAGGCTTGACGGTGGGATACCCAGCAACCGACGACATGCGTCGGAGGCTTGGCATCCAAGACGACGTCGATCCCGGAGCGCTTCCAGATCCAGTTTCCGCTGCTCAGGTCGCAGAGGGCATGGCGACCACTCTCGATCCGCAGGCTGCCGCACTAAACGCCGGCTCTATGGACCCAGCGGCCGTGGCGGGAGCTATGAACGCTGTGCCAGCGGCGGCTGCGGTAACTCAGGAGCAGTTGACCGCTCCAAAGTCAGGCGGGTTGGGCGACATGCTCTTCGGGCCGCAGGAGGCCACGGACCAATTCAGCAATTTAAACCGTCAGCAGCGCATGATGTTGGCGTTTGGCGCCATCAAAGACGCCGGGTTTGCGTTGCAGGGCAAAGAGGGCAGCGCATTCAGTAGCACCCTCAAGGCGATCAACGACCAGATAGATATGGGGCGCAAGGCGCAGGCGGCGCAGGCGCAGCAAGAAGCGCTAACTTCTATCATGGGACCGGGCGAAGCCGCGGCTGGAGACATACAGGCGCAGATCGAGCGACTGTCTCGCTTGGCCGTGGCAAACCCCAACTTGGCGCCGGGAATAGCGGTGCGCATTAAGGCGCTGCAAGATGCGCAGAAAGCTCAAATGGGCATGGAGGGCAAGGCGTCATCTGCGGCCGGTCAATTGGAGACTATGCAAGAAATCATAAAAATGATCGACAATGACCCCGCAATGACAACCGGGCCGATGGCAATGTTTTTGCGTAACGTCCCATTCACGCAAGCCGGTCAAACGCAAGCCTTAGTCGATAGCCTGAGATCAACCCTAGCCTTGGATACTTTAAAAGACCTAAAATCCACCGGGGCAACTATGGGCGCGCTGAATAAAGAAGAGCTTAACATTCTTTTAGATGACGTCACAAAACTTGACTTAGCTCTTGGGCCGGACGCGGTGAAAAAGTCTTTGGCTAAAATTGACCGCAGGTATAAAAATATCGTCCGCGGACTTTACAGGGGCGCAAGCGAAGATGGGATGGCGCAGCTCGACAGCCACTTTAAGGGTCGCCCAGCGTGGCTTGATCCATCGTCAGACGCACCCGCTCAGGGCGAAACCGACGCAGAATTTTTAAAAAGAATGCGTGAGGGGAGAGGTTAATGGACCTGCAAGAGCTACTTGAATTAGCACGGCAAGCCGAGGCCGACGGACGAACCGCAGACAGAGACCGCCTCATGGATATGTATTTTGCGGAGGAGCAGAAGGCAAAGCCGAGCAAGACTGAGGACGTTGTTAAGTCCGGTGCGTCTGGCGGTCTAAGTGGCTTCGCTAAAACCGTTGATATGCTGGGTCAGGGCGCTACGCTAATCCAAGAGGGTCCGTCTATGCTGTCACGCATGCTGTTCGGCGGCATGGAAGACGCGCCAGAGATGAACCTCGACCCGCAAATACTCCCGCTCGTCTCGAGAATGACTGGCGGATTTACTGAATACGAGCCACAGACAACCGAGGGCGAGTATGCCAAGACGACCGGAGAGTTTGTGGGCGGCGCCTTGGCTATGCCATATGGCGGGCCGCTTCGCGCTGCACGTTCAGTAGTGCTTCCAGCACTGGCAAGCGAAACCGCCGGTCAGATGACTAAGGGAACCGAGATGGAGGGTCCAGCTAGACTGGCCGCGGCACTCGGAACGCCGTTTGCAACGAGCGCACTGCGTCAGGGCACGCAGCGTGCAGTGTTGGGGCCAGAGGCTCGTCTGACGCAGCCGGGTACAGCTCGAGGCGAGGCGGTGCGGACACTCGAAGACGCTGATGTCTCCATGACTACTGGCCTAAAATCCGGATCCCCTCGCCTCATGGCTCTTGAGGGAAGCATGGAGGTGCCTCTTGAAACTAAGCGCACCTTAACGACGGCCACCATGAAGACTATGGGGTCGGATAGCGCCTTGGCAACTCCAGCGGCTATGCGAGACGTCAAGGATCGCCTTGGAAAAGTTTTCGACAGAGCGGACAACGTCATCGACGACGTGCCGTCGACCGAAACGGCCGTGCGCGCTAATAAAGTTATCGAGGACCACCTTGGAACCTCGGCAACGGGAGACGTCCCGCCGTTTTTAGTGGACGTGAATGACGAAATCCTCAGCGCAGCCGCAGCCGGGAAGCCTATATCAAATAAGAAAATCCAAAACATGCGGTCTCGTCTCCGCAAGGTGATGAACGGAACTGACGACCCTCTGGTCTATGAAAGCGCATTCCTGATGAATGGCGTGATTGACGACTTTATGATTGAAAGTGTCCGCCGCTCTCAGCCGAAGCTGGTTCCGGAGCTAATGCAGGCCCGCGACCAGTACCGGAGCTATTTGACCGCAATGCGCGCCCTCAAGACGAGAGGGTCAGACAGCGCCGGCGGCTATATCTCTCCAGCCATGTTGGCGGGTGCGCTGCGCAACAGAGAAGGCAACCAGTACATTCTGGGTACTGGGTCAGAGTTGGCAAATCTTGGTCGTGCTGCGGAGGAAGTTGTGAGCTCCATGCCGGCCGTGCAAGCTGGTGGCCGTAGGACGATGACAGGCGGTGGCGGACTTTTAGGCGCTGGTGGTGGTGCTTACGCAGCAACTCAGACCGGAATGGATCCTATGCTCGCTGTGCCTCTAGGTATGGCCGCAGGCGCCGCCTTGCCGGCCGCTGGTAGGCAGACCCTTCGGTCACGTCCTGTGCAAAATTTGCTGATGCCAACGCAAAACAGCGCGGCAACTCAGATGCTCTTGGACACCTTGAAGTCTGGGGCACGCCAAACAGGTGGCCTGCTCAGCATACCCCGCTAACCACTACTTCTTTGCAGTTTTCTTGGGCGCAGTCTTCTTAGGCTGCGCCTCAAGCGCGTCTGCGGCTGCGCGGTGCAGCTCGGCCGCTTGGTCTTGGATGATGGTCGCCGCCTGCTCGCAAAATTTGAACAGCGCCATGATGTTTACGACCCGGTGCGGGTTATTGAGATTGCGCACCAGCTCTTTGGTTTGATCGTCCAGCATGTGATCCTCCATAAATGTCACTCTGGCACCCTATAACATTTTTTCGATTATGTGAACATTTAGCACTTGCAAGGGTGTGCTGTTACCCCTATGTTAACAATATAGACAGAAACAAAGGAACACGGAAATGACATCATACAGCTTCACCCCCGCAGAAACTACAGGCCGCAACGCCTTTGACACTGCCACAAAATTTACATTTGATTGCGAAAGCAATCGCGGTGGTCTGTATCGCGTAAACGCAACAGTCGGAGACAGCGGGTCAGCTACAGCTCAAGTCTTTCGAGTTCGCGACGGCCACGACGTATGTAGGACAACACGCCTTGGCAACACAATCCACAAACTCGCAGTCCAGCACGCTCTGGCCGCGGCTATCGCATAACCAACCGGGGCCACGCGCCCCCACAAACTCAGAAGGAGAGCATTATGCTCAAAGAAATCACAATAACTTTTACCGGCGACTACCACGCATTCGCCGTTTTGACTGATACATTCGAGCAGGCATATGTGCCTAACTCGGTCGTGTCAGCAGCCAACCTCGAGGTCGGCCGCAAGTATCGCGCCGGCGTCGTTGAAAACCGCCACGACAGATCCGGTCAGACGCCGTGGTTTATCACGTTTGCAGAGGCGGCCGATCTGGACGCCAGCAGCGCCTCCGAAGATGAAAGTGTATTTTCTCCACTGCGCGACCTGTTTGAAGAACAAGTCGAGGAGGACGAGGTGGAAGATGACGCCCTGCCCGAGCTTACAGTGTCTGACATCGTCCGCGCCGCTGTGCCGGAAATGAGTGGCGAACCATTTATCGCGTCCGAGCTGGCGGCTGTTGCTGGTGTTGAGAATAGCGACGCCGGGACTGTGCTCAACAATATGTTCATCAGCGGTGACATTTCCTGCGCTAAGGTTTTCAAGACAAGCGGCCAGTCCAAGGCGTCTCAGACGGTCTGGTGCACCGACGTGCGGCGGCTGCTCAAGTGATGCCGACGAAACAAGACTGGGCGATCCTGATCGCTTGGACATCACTGTGCGGGCTGTTGATCGCCTGCACAGTGACCGCTAATGTTGAAGAGCCAATGCGCCCCAAGGCGCGTCCAACACACTGGGAGACCACACATGACTAAACTGACACGCGCGGAAGTCTTGGATACCGCCAAGGAATACGTCACCAAAGATCGCGCAGAAGATCACGGCGACATGGAGGACAACTTCATGACCATCGCCGCATTCTGGGGCGAATTTCTTGGGCGTGAGATATCCCCATCTCAAGTGGGCATCATGATGGTTCTACTGAAGGCCGCTAGAGCCAAGTCGAACCCAAAACACGGCGACAACTATATCGACGCCGCCGGATACGCCGCCTGCGCCGCGGAGTGCGCCACATGATGGACGAATGGATCTGGACGGACCCGAAGCGGCTGGCGTGC